TTAACAACTGTCATTCGTCTTTGTTTTTTTCTTCTTTTTTCTTCTTGCGCTTTTGATAGAATCCGCCAGTAAACTCAATTTCTTCTGATCGTTCGCCCTCGGGCCGAACGTCAACTTTGCCACCGTTGTCTAGATATTCTTGAATTAGGTCTTTTTCTTCTCGTGTAATTGATCTTGGTGTTGGGTTCATTTTTCAAATCCAAAATGATGGAAGATTTTTTGCACTGACTTTGCTTGATAGTAAGCATCTGCAAGTGCATTGTGCAAATCTGTTTGCATATCTTTTCTTGGGTCCTGTGGCATACGTTTGGTAATGGTTCGTGCATCTGAAATTTGCCAAAACTGCCATGGAATAGGCTTGCCAATATGGCGGTACATATCCTCTAGCATAGTGATGTCAAATCCGTAACCATGGCCCCAAAATTCATCCACACCCACAGCCCATTTGTTTAACTGTTGCAATGCTTCTTCCACTGTAACAGCATTGGTTTGATCAAATGTTTCTTCCATGATTTTAGGATCTTGTTTGCCCCACCATTCAATGGTGCTGTCGCTGGTACTGCGACCCATGCTATCTTGTTGATCAATATTGATTTTGAGATAAAGTTCGCTGTGCGGTTCACTATCATCTAGTGGATTAAATTTAACTGCTCCGAGTGAAAGAACAGTTGCAGTAGGAAACACGTCTAGTGTTTCAAGGTCGATCATACCGTGTGTAGCCATTTTAATTCCTTATGATGAACTTTAGTGTAACTGATAAGTTATACTGTGTCAACTGTTACTTTACGTATGGTGCTAAATGCGGAGATTGCCAACCTTCGGGTTTAAGCACTTTTCCGTCCTCTCGCTTGCGAACCTTGCCAGTGTCTGGATTAATTTTAGCAAAATTAGTACGCATTACTTCATTCCATGCGCCCTGGCCGTCAAATCCGCCGGCACGAATAGCTCCTATGGTAACAACCAAAATATCGACCAGCGCATCAAGCTGTTCCACACGATCGTCGAGCACAATTGCACTCATTAGTTCGCCTGCCTCCTCGCCGATTAATTTTGTATACATTGCATAATTTTCTTGACTGGGTTCTTGATCACAGGCAGTGTGAAATCTATCAATGTCGTCAAATGGGTTAGTCATAATTTCCTCTTTTTTTAAGTTCAAGTTTAATTTCGTCTATCAACAACAACATTTCTTGTCGTTGTTGTCTATCATCTATTAAAAAATAGGCAGAATTTAATCTGCCCAATTTGCTTTCAAGATCATGCGTCGATGAACGAACTAGGATCGATTGTTGCTGCTTCACCGTCAGCATATTCTGCTCCTATTTGCACACCGTCGGGTTTGGTTTTGCTCCACCCCAGCACTGATTCTGCTTCTACCATGCGCAGTTCTTCTTCACCGTTGCCTTCGTCAAGCTTTACACTTCTAGTCCACCTGCCGTGTTCAACTAGAATCCAATCACCGACACTGTATGGTTCTGTGTTTTCAGGACCTTTGGCATGCACTTGACCCCAGCGTGGATAGATGCCACGGGTTTGACCATCGTCGTCAGAAATTATAATTCCACCGGCAGTTTTCTGTTCACCAAAATGCATATTGGAAACAATAACACGATTTTTAATTGGCTTTAATTCACCGTGTATGGCATTCAAATTCATTGTCATTCGTTGTCCTTTGATTTAAAATTTCCGTCTTTGTCTTCGACCCAATCCTGCTTTTTTTGTGTTGAGGACTGTTTACTTTGTGTTGGAGATTTTGTTGGAACAGGTTCGTTGTCAAACTGTTCCAGTTCTGCAATATCTTCAGCAACAGGTTTTGTGGTTGGTTGTTTCAGAACTGGCTCGTCTGCCACAGGCTTGTTGTTTTGATAATAATCTTGAACAACTTCTTCGCGTTTGCGGATGATTTTTCCGCCTGGACCTAACTCGTCGCCTCTGGCATTTACTCTAGCATTGCCCACCGCAGGAACATTCTCATTTCTTTTTATAAGCAAGTCAAGATCTACTTGTTTGCCTTGCATTGTTCTGTAAATCTTGCGACCTCTTGACTTTTGTACCATTGTATTCTCCTAGTAATATGCGTATATTTAGTCTCTCAAAAACTCACGCCAGTCTAAATTGTATTTGATTGAGTCGATTCTGTGCACACCAATCAAATACAGTATGTATGATGCCACTGAACTGCCTCGGCCCACACCCCAAACAATGTCATTTTCACGCATGTAGTCTACGAGATAAATCATATAGCGTAACAAATCAAACATACCACGTTCGTTAAACGCTTCTAGTTCTTCATGCACTCTGTCCCATACTTCTTTGGAACATCCTCTAAACTTGGAATTGTGAGTTAAGTACTCCAATATATTGATTTTCTTGTATTCTTCGGGCATAAGCCATTCACTTTGACACACAGCGTCAAATTGTTTTTGTTCAACATCAACAGGAATGTATTTTTGCAGTTTAGGAAGACCTTGTTTTTCCATGACTGTGTTAAAACGGTCTACATCGTCACTTGGATCACAGAGAACCACATGACATTTATCCACATTGCCGCTGTAGATTATATTAATAAGGTCGCGACTGGTAAATCGCGGTATACCTAGGTCATCTGTTTTCATGAGCATATTTGTATATTAACTGATGTTGATCAAGTCGTCAAGACCATTATCGTCGTTGTTTTGGGATTGTTTTTGGTATTCGCGGATTCTGCGATTTTCCTGTTCTAATTTTAAATCGTCAAGCACTAGAACTATCTGTTGTTTTACTTGATCGTTTTCTGTCATAAAATAGTATCGATTCAGCGTTGATATCTTTTGCTCTAACTCAGCATTGCTAAGCTCAGATACTTTTTCTAAATTTGGATGCATTGATTATACCTGTGAATATTCGCCAAGATATCTAAGGTAAACATCTTGACCTTGATTAGTGGTCCATGCTTTGATTATAGTTGCAGTTGAAGTAGACATGTTGAGATCCACACTGGAACCTGCCCATGATCCAAAACTGTCAGTGTATAAATTGCTTGTTGCTCCACTGGCATATTCGCTTGCAAATGTCACTGTGTGAGCAGCACTGCCATTGCCAGTTAGTTGAACAGTGATTTCTGCATATTGGTCAACCAGTGGCCAATCTTGGAAAGTAAGCACAATATTTGTGCTCACTGTGTCAACAACATAGTAATGCCCGCCTTGAAAACTCACAGGCCTGTCATTGTCTGGCACAATTGCAGTGTTTGTTTCCATAGTAGATTGTAGAAAATTTACAACACTGATAGTATTGTTATCAAAATTGTTGTTTACTGAGCTTTCGCCTGTTAGCGGTGCTTTTAACACAGCTTTTTCTTGTAAATCGTCTATTTCAATTTTTGCATTTGCAGCGTTTTGTTTGATGATATTAAAATTATCTCTAAAACCTTGAGAGTCGTTGTCTGCACCGGCAACAGGATACTGCTCATCGATTGTTTCGCTTATAATATTACTTGGCATGCTGTGTTTCCTTTGTGTCTTTATTTATCAGTTTAAATATTGTGTTTGTAATTTCCAAAAAGTATGTATTGATCGTTTGGATTCGACTCTGTGCCCTCTACAATATATCTATCTATTTCATAGTTTATACGGTTAAATGAAAACTCAGTGGTTGCAATAAAGTTTTCTATATTTTCTTTTATTGTTTCACTTGTTCCTGGTTTACAATAGCACAGTGGAATTGCAGTTACATAATCAATTTGTTGTATATCACCTTGTTGACTGGTGCGCATCCACAATGGCAAAAACTGTCTTTCATTTATGCCAATGTTTTCAATTCTTTTTCGCATGTTACTGATATTGCTTATATATCTAAATTGATCTTTGTTTTGACTTGCTAAATGTGCAGTTGTGTCCGCAGTAATCACAGTGTTTTTTGGTCTGTATCTGTCAACGCTGTTTGTAACAGTGCTATTCAAGCTAGAACTTCTAAAAGTCACTGTGGTTAAATCTCTCAAAATGACACCCACTTGCCCGTTGTTGCCTACTCTGATGTTTTCGGCATTTTTTGTTACAACATTAAATCCGCCATTTACTGCATTGATGTTTACTGTTTGGATTCTGCCCTGTATTACAAAAGTGTCATTGGCAACTGCTTCTAAACTGCTGTCGTCTTTGGTTTCTAATTCGACCTGATTTATTTTTAGAGATTGCTTGGTTTTAATTTTGGATCTTTCCTGCACAGTGCCAGCGCCGGGCTCTTGTGGATCAATCAAATCCACATACACAACTTCGTACACAATTTGGTTTGATCCGGGTTGTTTTGCCACAGCAGTTTTTACTTCTCCAAAATTGAATCGTTTTCTGCGGTGATTCTTCACTGTAGCTGCTGCAAAATAGTTTACTTCTCTTTGTTCGATGCCAGCATATACCAAAGTCTTTAAATCTTTTTGAATTCCAAAATTTCTATCATACGGACGATATATTAAATCAGGCGAAAACACATTGAAGTTGTTTACTAGACTTTCGACCACTCTGCGCTGTTCCTTTTTCAACAAAGGTTTCATATATACATTTGTATACACACGCTGATCAACATCTCTCACTGTCAAAACAAATTCTTTGGTATCTGCGCTGTAGCCAAAATTATCTCTTGCCAGCGCAGTGAATGTAAATACTCTATCAAAGCTGGTGGTGCCGCCGTCAAAAACAGTGGTCTGTTGCAACACTTGCCAAAAAACCGAATCAGTGTCTTGGTCAGGTCTGTTGTTGCTGCTGGCTGTGTGATCTTGAACGCATTTGTATGATATATCTGCAAATTCAACAATGTCGCCGACTGTATAATCATATCCTAAAATCCATTGATTGTAATTTCTATCAATGTAGGTGAGACCTTTGTTGCTTTGCAAATCGTAACTTTGCCAGTATTCAGTGTTGCTAACATCAAAAAACGTATTAACAGGATAATCTTTGATGCATTTATAATAATCGTTGTCAACTCGTATTAAATCATTTTGTTGATAAAGACGATCGTTTTTGAAAATTCCCTTATACAATACAGGGTCTGCTGAAAACTGATTTACTCTGCCAGTTATTTCACCATTTCTTTTTAATTCTAAACCGTTAGGCAGTTTGCCCTTTACAATATTGTATTTGATATTTGAACCTACCAATGTAGTAGTAGCCTTCAAACTGAGATAGCTTACGCGATTAGCTTCGATATCAGGCAATACAGACGGTGTTTGCCAATTGATTGTGCTGTCAACATTGCCCAAAATGTCAACTGTGAATGTTTTTATATTGCTGATGACTTCGGTGTCTGAAACATTTATTCTCTGTGTTATTGTTGTTGCTTTTGCAATAGCCAACGCCAATTGTTTGCCTGTTGTAAAGCTGCGTGTCAACCCAGTGTCCAAAAACACTTGCCAAAATTCAGCATCGGATAACTCTGCTCCGCCTTTGAAAACATCAATTTCAGTGCTGTCTTCCAGATGAAACGGTTTTTCTATAAGACTGCGATTTAATGTTTTTGCAGTTCTTGGTAATTCTAAATAAATTAGATCCTGTGAAACAATGTTGATTTTGCAATCTGCAGAAGTATACACAGTATCGGCCAACAACACTTGGTCAATGTAGTTCTCGATAGCAGTTTCAAAATCCTGTACTTGATTGATGCCTGCTTCGTCAAAATTGAATTCTATAACACCGCCTGCACTGTTGGCTGTTATTGTCCATGCTATGTAAGGTATAACATTTTCTATGCTGTACTCTTCGCTGCTACTGAAAACCAATTTGGTTCTGTCTTCGGTATTTTTGCTCGGAAACCAATATTCCAAATCCCTGCTGTTTTCCAAGCTGTCAAAGGACACATACAAGCTTGATTCGCCAAAGCTGTGGTCTTTGATCAGTGTAAGCGGCTTTGCTTTGTAAGTTGGCACCAGTTGTCTGTCCAAATTGAGCACGTCAAAATTGCTGTTGCTGTCGTCTACGCTGACAACTTTGTATATATTATTTTCAATATTGATGTTTTGCCCTACTAGAGCATTTAGATCGTTGATGTTGTCTTGTGTCCCTGTGGGCAGTTTAAATAATCTCAAACTCTGTTTGCCGCTCAGTGTATCTTCAAACACATTGGCAGAGATTTCAACACTGTCCACGTCGTTTTCGCTGCGCAAAGCTTCTATGGTAAATCTATATTGTTTTGTCACAGCAGGTTGATAAGGTATTTGTCCAAATATTTCGCCAGTGGCTCTGTCCAAACTCATTCCTGGTGGTAACTCACTGACAGAACCGTCATCGTTTATTTCTTTTAACACATAAGATATTTTGCCAAGTAGACTGTTCGGGTCAAAAATCTCAAGGAAGAATGTTTGAAAATTGTCTGCTCTTCTTAAACCTAAATAACCCGGAGTAAGCCACAAAGGTTTGCGCAAGAAAGTGACATCAGCAGTAAACAACCCAGTAGCGGATTTCATAATAGTGTTGTCTGCTCTGAGGAAATCGTCGCTTACCACATAAATTTGAAAATCTCTCTTGATTTCATTTACATCATCGGCTACTGTAACAGTAAAGTTAAAATATCTGTTTATTTTATTTGGTGTTACAGATTCGCCGTCGTCCAACACTCCAAAATCCAGTGGTACGTTGTCATACAGATTGAGATCATACCCTGGTTCGTCACCGGCATCCAGCGCCAAAATAGGATTTACTATGCCTGTTATTTTACCCGAAGCAGACAATTCTAAACCACTGGGCAACTGGCCTTCGCCATTGGCTATGTAATAGTAGAGATCGTCGCCGGCAGCTAAATCGCTATCAATTGCTTCTAAATCAAAGTCCACTGGAGTATTGTCTAAAATAAAAAAAGCATTTTTGGTATTGTCAGGCGGCGTAAATCCAAAATCATAATCAAAAGACTGCCATTGACGTTCTGCTAAGTTGTAAATCTTGAGATTAAATCGCGCTTGTTGCGGAAAGCTCTGCAACCAAATTTGCTGATCAAATGGTGCTGTTGGAGTAGTTTCGCTCACAGTGTATTCAACAGGCACCCATGCTGATTTATCGTTGTCATACTGTCTCAAACGCAAATCTAATCCATTGTTTTGCGAATTTAGATTCAGCCAAAAATCAACCGTGTTGGGATTTGGCACAGCTATACTGGCAACAACCTGTTGATCGTTGCCAAATACACTTTTAATCACTGAGTCATTGATTTCTCTCCAACGATTGTTTTGTTTTATGTAGTATTGATTGTTATCAAGATTAAATGCATAATCACCATCGACGCCCTGTGTTCTACTAGGAATACCGTTGTATAAATCTACTTGTGTTTGAACAAAATTACTGGTTCCATTAGTGACATACAGTCCAAACTCACTGTTTTTTGTATCTAACCAGAATGATTTGAATTTTTGTTCACCTATGTTTAATCTTCCTGGCGGTGTAATCCATTGCGGCAAATCTTCACCTTGTACAGTGATCACGAATGTTCTATCTGCTATTCCGTTGTCGGATGTTGCCCTCAGTGTAAATTCAAAGTCAGTGACTCTGTTAACTTCAAAAGGCACACCTACCAATGAAAAATCTTGAATTCTAACTCCAGGAGGCAGCTCGCCCGCAATTTTTTTTATAGTTGTACCGGAATCCGCAGCTATAGGCAGAGCAATATCAACATTGGTTCTTTCTTCTACTGTGCCTAGATTAAATCCAGATTTTTCAGTCCAAGTCATTGGTAATCCTTATGATATGCCGGGCAGATTGCCAAGATCTACTATGTCTGGTTTGTCCTCTGGTATAGTTCCAAGATCGGCATCAACAGAATTTACAATAAAATCTATTATACCCGATCTTACATTGGAGAATGTGCCAAAGTCGAACCCTATAACATTATCAAGTAAGCTAATATCGTTGTTGTTGATGTTAGATACATTGACTAAATCATTGCCTTGTGCATCTAGATGTGCATTTAATCGAGGGGCAGTCTCACGAACCAGTTGACTGTCGACAACTACTTCAATGTCTTCACCGTTGTTCCTAGTTGTAATACTAGTGCTAGCAGCTTCTGTGCCAGTGAAATATACAGGATTGCTTATATCTGAGCTTTGTGTAACAACACCATTGGTAAAAGACAATGAATTTTGTGGTGACCAAATATAAACGGTGTTTTCATCAGGACTTAACTCTATACCCAACGAATTAGGATAGGCAGGATTCACTGCTAATTTTCGAAATCTCAAATCCGATCCAACAGTTTCTTTGTATAATCCAGTGCCTGATTCTAGACCTACGTTGCTAACTGTAGTCATACTGGTACGCAAATCTATTTCGTCAAAATTATTATTGATTTTTATAAATGCTTCGCGTAAATCGTCGCCTGTACCATCGTTGGCAATCAAGCCTACATCAATCGGTGTAATAGTCATAACCTTCTCCGTTTTACATATTTATGACGGATACAGGTTTACACAGTAATCCAACTTACTCCGTTGTATACCTGTAAAGTATTAGTGCTGCTGTTTAGTATAGTTTCGCCAGGTTGCGGGTCTGATATCGCATCTCTTTCTGCGGTAGTAAAGAATGGCAAAATCAACCCACGGGTTGCGCCGAAGCCATCTCCGCCGATGTGAAACCAGCCGCCTGTGCCAATATTGGATGAATAAAGTTCAATTGCTCCACTGTTGGTTAATCTAATATCGCCGGGTTCGCCAGCAGCACTGTTATTAACTTCTGAAAGTCTAAGGAAACCTTGAGAAATACTCAATCTGTTACTTGAACTGCCAAGATTTACTGTTATGTTATTGTCTGATACTAGTGTCGGTGTTGATACATTGACAGTGGCACTTAGTGTAGATGATTGTATATCATTAAACACGTTAATTGAACCTGCTTCAATATCTTGAAAACTACTAGGAGATGTTTGGTCCTCTGCTGTTATTGCACCTACTATAATTTCATTGGTAGTCTCATTAAAAACCGAAGTTACATCATCGAATGATATATTATTTTTTGCATCTGTTAATGTAATATAGTTAGTAACTGAGTTATCAAAACTTATTACACCTGTACTGCTGTTGTAATCAATAGGGCCTGTGCCACTGAAATCACTTAGATCTATTACATCTGACGCTTGCCAAGTTACGCCATCATATCTAAGAACTTGATCTAGTGTAGCAGAACCAACAAACACATCTGGAATATCGTCCAATTCGTTGATATTGTTTATTGTTGGCTTGTTGGCAATATAAGCAGGGTTTTGGTCATCTTGTTCTGTCCAATCACTTTGTATTTGTATACTGCTGAGAGGCGAACCATCTACTGTGTAATTTGCAGCATCAACTGCGCCTGTAACAGAAATATCGGATCCAAAGTTTGCTGTGTCGTCAACTGTAATTGTGTCGGATTGAATTGAGGTAGTAGTAACAATAGAGTTTGCTGTTATACTGTCAGCGATGTCAATCGAATCTGCATTTATTGATACTGTAGCAGATAATATCTCAGCACTGACAGTGCCAGCTGCTGTCAAATCGGTTAGATTTACAATATTGGAATTGTCAAGATCGAGATTATCTCCTTGCGGAAGTTCTTTTATGTTACTGTCTTCTGCATCAACTATCAGTGGAAATCGGTCTGCCATACTTGTAAATCCTATTCTTTAGTATATTTATCGCATTCATCAAAGTGCTGCTATTCGTGCCTGAAAGTCTGCAAAGTCTGTACTTGCTGCTACTTCTGTTTTCAGTGTTGCCAAACTCACATATCCCGGTATTACACCATTTACACCATCAACTAACAATGTGCTGTCATCAGCAAATACACTGCCCTTTAAATCGCCAATAGGGCTGATATCCAACTCTACACTGTTACCATTGCTGATAGTAAGTGTGTTGCCTACCAAATCCAATGTTTGTGCGTCAGTGTTTAAATCTCTTGCATACAGCTCTGAAAAATTATCATTGATTTTTTGCAAAGATAGTCTAAGAGGATCGCCGGTCCCGTCATTAGGATTGTTGCCTACATTGATTATTTGTTGTGTCATTAAACTCTTCCTACTACTGTTTCAACTGTGCCTTTGCCGGCGTCGTCTTTTGTTCCTACAGCTTTTCCTAACACCTGGCCTACACCGGGATTGTTATTTACTATAGCATAACCGGGAACTGCACTGGTAACCAACATGTCGCCTTTGGCAACCTTTCCGATTACTTTGCACGGAACACGGCCTTGCAGTGCTATGCCTGTTACATGGTCGCCCTGTAATGCACTGTTCATCAAGTGTGCAGGATTGGTTGTTACTATGCCTGCAACTCTGGTATCACCTTTGTTTGCACACACAGTAACTTCTTTATTGCCTCCAAACACCAACACTGTGCCAGGTTCGTATACTGCATCTCCTAGATAATTTTCTGCAAGGTCAGCGTACAATGCTTCTGTTGCTGTGCCGTTGAATACACTTGCCCACACAGTGTTATATCTGTTTGAGCTGCTGCCAATGCTTACTCCGTTGTTTGAACCGCTGTTTGCTGGACCAGTTATATTTCCAGTGTGATTTATAGTAGTAACATTGCTTACACTGCCAGTTGCTGTCCAGTTAACAGTGCCACTGATACTACCACTGCTAAATGCTGCGCCTGTTAAGCCAGTTAAACTGGTGCTGCTGCTGCCTAAGCTGATGTTTGTGCTTCCTATGGTAATTGCACTGTTTGCCAATTCTGCATTGCTTACACCTCCTGCGGCAATGCTTATTAGTCCATCGGTTGCAGTGAAGTTTGCACTGTCAAAGCTGGCCACACCAAGATCTGCTTGTGTAATACCAGTTGCATCTGCTCTTGTAGTTGCAGCATTGAGGTCTAATTTGCTTTGTAATATAGCTGCACTGGAATTAACATCGTCGTTGACAATAACACCAGTGTTTATACCAGTTGTAAGTTCATTTGATGCTGTGCGGAAAAACAGCACATCGCCCACTACACTGGCATTTTCTGACTGTTGTGCAGTGCCTGTGAATGTGAGTAAATTGGCACTGAGTGCACCGTTGGTTCCAGTAATGGTTACATCACCAATGTCGTCGAGATTGTCAGTTTTGGAATCAACATATCCTTTGGTAGCTGCATCATCAGCAGTGGACGGCAATGCCACATTGTTGATTCTAAATCCGCCGAGATTCATAGCACTCTGCATTGGTGTTTGATCAAACCCAGCGCCGCCTAGACTCATTACACCTGGACCAATTGGAGTTACACCAGATGTTATGCCATCTCTGTTGAATCCTAGACGAGCATCAATGTAACCCTGAGTTGCAGTTTGTGTAGGAACAGCATCGCCTTTGGCGTCAATAAATGTATCGTCATTGCTGAATTCGTTTACACGCACGCCTCGTTTGAATCCAATGCCGTCAATGTTGGTTAGCACCAACGCAGCATTGAATGTAACACTGCCTGTGCCTTGATCAACTGTGAAGAACCTGCCCACACGGAAGAAGCCGTCCTGATCAGTGGTTACTGCAAAAACTCTGCCTTTGTTGCGTTCTTGAACTTGAGCTCTGCTGCGGTTTCCAGTGCTGTCAATAGCATCATTGGTGCTCACAGGCTCTGTAACTGGTTGTCCGTAAATTCTATCTGGATAATTGGCTTGGTTAAAACCACCGACACCAATATCCAACATGTCATGCCCTGTGGCACGGCAGGTGCTTATGTTAATAGTAATACTGGCTTCTTCGCCGGCAGCAAGACCACCTTTGAGAGTAATGCCTCTTTCGTTTATCAGTGTATATGCTAGACCTGATGCAGTGGTCGGAACATTGACATCAGTGCCTGCAACATCCGAAATGCCTATCACAGCAAATTGTATACTAGGGTTTACACCATCATCAAACACATATTCACTGTAGGCATCGATTGTGTGAGTTTTTCCTCCCCATGATACCAAAAGCTCACCGTCGGCAATGCGATCTTGATTTATATCACTCAGTGTATTGATAGCAATGAATCTGTCACCTGTAGTAGCGCCCAGTGTTTTAGTAGGATCTGGTGTACTATTATCGATTAGATCTGTAAATCCAGCTTGCACTGTTAGCCCAGCGTCATCCTCGGCTATCAGTATTGCAGTTTGCTCTGTGGTAAGATCTAGATATCTGAAATTTTCATCAAATGTAATTACACTTTGATTATTGCCTACAATGAATCCGTCGGTGATCTGCTGTGAAAACGCAATACTTCTATAAGTGAATGCATCAGTGTCGTCGGTAAACTCAATGGCAGTACTGGGTCTTGTTGGCAGTTTGTTGACCCCGTCGAACACAAAGTTTTGCTTGTGTCTAATTACCAAACTGGTATTGTGCAGTGTGGTTTCTTGTAATCCGTTTTCTGCTGTGCCTTCTAATCCTGTGCCAAAGTTGAATCTCCACACAGTACCGTCAACCACAGGTGTTGCTGCTTCTACTAGTATTGTTCCAGTGATTGATAGTTCTAAAATTGCACCATTTGCATCTACAGAATCAACAGTGATAGTTGCGTCATTTGCCGGTGATGCGCCGCCTAACTCTGTGCCTGCAACAGTAAAGGTTTCGCTTACTGCATAGTCGCTTCCGCCTACAAATGATATAACTTTGTAACCATCTGTGCGATTTTTAGCAATTACAAAACTTGTTCCAGTGCCTGCATTGCCGGTATAACTGTATTCACTGCTGCTGATATCATAGCTGTTCAGTGTTATTCCTGTTAAACTGGCATTGGTTATTTCGTAAGGTTGATACAACCCGCTGTCGTGTAAAATTTCAACTTCGCTTACATTGTGAGGCAGCTCAGTCAAGTCGTATGCATACATAAACAAGCTGTCGGTTTTTGCAGAAGCGTCAATCAATTCCAAATCATCTGGAACACCAATCAGTGTTGTGCTGTCATCACCGTACACTTGATCTGTTGTATTAAAATTGCCTGTTATATCATACACAAATGCTTCAGTTCTGTCGTTGAGGAAGAATGCAATTTTTGCTTCTGCGCCTGTGACTTCTTGGCTAATGGTTTCGTTGATTTCAACCGACGCTGGTACACTGCTGGCAAAGGTGATTTTATTACTGGCATTGAATGTTTTACCAGGAAATACCATATTGGAATTCAGTGAAACATCAGTTGCAACTTCATCCGGATCGCTGCCCGATGCCACAAGTCCGTATACACCATAGCTGTTGTTGCCGCTGATACTGCGAATTTGTGAACCATCAGCTGCAATATATCCTGTATGACAATAATAGGTAAACATGCTAACAAGTTCGCTGAGTGCGTTGTTGATGGCCAAACACCCAAATCCTAGATCGTTTATCTGTGTAAAGTCATTTGCAAGCATGCTTCTATTGCCGCCGCTTTGTATAAAGATATCCTGCCCTGCACCGCCTTGGTATCCTAAGCCAGCGCCGCCAGTGGAAACAATGCCGCCGTCAATGTAATTGTTAAAAGTAGTGCTGTCTACAGGATCGTTGAGTGCATCGTCGATATACAGTGCAAAACTGGTTGAATCTATTACATCAATGTAATAATTATTACCATTTAATTCCACCATGCCGTTGACACTGTTTATTGTTATCAATATTCCTGAATTAAATCCGTGATCGTCGGATGTAGTAACCACTGTCGGGTTGGCGTTGGTAACATTGGTAATATTTCTTGATATTGTATTATCAGGATTGCTGCTTTCGTCTAATATCAATGTTGCTGTGCCGTTGTCTTGGTCGTAATCCGTAACAATGTTAACTTGGTATCTTGATCCGTTGATAAAAAATGGAAACGGTGTTGGTGGTCTTCTTACAAATAAACCTTGTCCTGCTGGTGAACTCACTTGCAAAGTAAATCCGTCTACTACATTATCAATAGTTGCTGGCATGTTGCCTGCATATCCATCAATGAAAAGTCCGCCTGCAAAATTTCTCTGTGTGCCTTTGCTTTGTGAAAAACTTGATCCTGTTTGACAGTAAGGCGATCTTGTTAAAATCTGTCCTTCGGGATCCAGCGTCATCATAAAACCGCCGTGACGTTGAACTGTGATATTTCTAACAATTACACCGTCGTTGCAGAGAAACACATCCATTTCTTTGTTTTCCAAAGGAGCACTGTCCCCGTCAAGCGGGTCGCTGAGATAATGATAACCGTACTTGCCCTGTTTACCACTGACTGGGTGCACAAAATCGTAACCTCCGCCTGTGGTTTGAACTTGGAATTTTACATTAGCGCCGCCGCCATCGCCTAGTCTGCTGTCGTCTATGGTAATGCTTTCGTCTAATAGGAATCCATTGCCGCCGTCTTCAACTGTGATAGCAGTGACTTCGCCGCCTGACACAGTGACTTCGAACTCAGCACCTTTGCTAATACCATCAGTGCTAAACTGTGTTACTGTGTAAACACCGTCAACTCTGTTTGGATCTGCTGCTGTGTTTTCAAAGTTATATATTGCAGTGATGTTGCTCTGTGACGCAACCAAACCGTCTACCACAGTGTCTCTGTAAAAATATGTGTCAGCCCACACAGATTCACTTACACCTGGTTTTGGTCTTACCACTACTCGTCTAAATTCGTCACCCTTTATACTGACATTTTCTGGCAGTTTTATAGGTAAATTTTCTTCGTATATGCCAGACTCGACCCTAACAGTGATCTGGTTGTTTCTAGTAATATTGCCAAAATCCAACTGTTCTGCAGCTTCAAACTCAGTTGGCTCTACCAACTGCACTGTGACTCTGTCAGTTGTACCTGTGAAACTTCTTTGATAATTTACAATTTCGCCCTTGGCGCCTGAAGTTTTTCCAACTACCAATTTTCCAGGAATAAAATCAGGATTGCTCTCTGCACCTTGGTCCACACTGTTAAATCCGCCGTTGGTGATTTCAAACACATAGTTGTTGCCAGTTATCAGCGGGTCGTCATTGTTGAGATCACTGTCTATATAGCGCAGTATTTCATCAAACCTGTCATTGTATGCTGAAATAACTGCTGTGCTAATACTGCCATCGGCAGTGAGAAGATCGTTAACTTCGGATTTTGCTTTTAGAATTGTATCATTGGTTTGTGTAAAATTCTTTGTTTTTGCTGCTATGCCGGCGGGTGTAGCATTGTATCTCAGTCCTGCATAACGCGAAAGATAATTTGCAGTTAGTCCTGACTGCACATCCAATCTCACGCTGTCCAAAATAATACCAATGTCATTTTCATACACTGATTCGTCATACACAAAGTCAGGATATGTATCATTGATGAAATCAATTACAGTTGTCTGTATGCTGCTTTTGTTATTGATTATTATTTGCGATGCATCCTCACTGGTAGAAACAGGAGAAACAACTCCTGCTACACTGTCTATTTCGCTGTTGAATTTTCCTTGACTGTATGTAACTGTTTGCACATATGGACCTGGCTCAAACGGTGTCGATTCAATTACTTTTTCTGCTTCACGCATTGCTGCTGCAATTGTTTTAAACGCATATGATTCACTGCGTCCTTCCTTGCCAGCAGGCGTAAATTGCTGTGTATCGTCGCCGGTTGTACTCACATAAAAATTAGTAGTGCTGCTATATCCTTGTGTGTCTACATACAACTTGCTCACTGCTAGAAGGTCGTCGTCACCGTTGGGTGTGCCGGCTCCCTGAAGTGGAAATGGATGATCAGACAAGAACAGCTCGTCAAGCATTGTGCGGTTATCTTTTGCACCGCTGCGAGTTATTACATCGTCTACTCTGGGTATTTGATCTCCAGTTGCTAATCCAATTGACGGGTCATATTCTAAAAAGCCGTTGAGAACATCGCCTGATTCGTTGACATATCTGTCGTCGGCGTAGCCTTTGTTGATCAGTATGTTATCAGTGTCAATGGTGCCAGCACCTGAATGTGTGTTATTCCATTCACTCACTAAGGTGTTAATATCAGACCCTGTGCCAGTGTTGCGAAGAACACTGCTAACACTGTTGCTGTATGCCAGTGCTGCCTCAGCGTTTAACGGATTTGTAATGTTAGGATCAGGATCTCTGTCTATGTGCGGATCATTGATGGTTACTTTGAGTTTACCGCTTTCGTTGGGCGTAGCAGGATCAGGCTCTTCGAATTCAAAAAACACACTGTTGGTAGTCGACGATGGATTTTCGGTATCGTTGTTGTTCTCGTCGCTGTCACTTACTAGTGTATAAAAACTTATGCCTGTTGCATCACTTTTTACCAGCGGAACACTGGATTCATTTCCGAGATATGTTTCTGGAACATCGTCTAACTGAGTAAAACTGATTGTTCCTCCGAGACCAAATATAGCGTAAATCTCAGTAAAGTTTTCGTTTACTTTTTTGAAACTTTCTCTGATACTGTCTCCGGTGCCATCGTTGCCCTCGACACCGATATCTACTTCTTGTCTTGCCATTGTGTTCTCCGTTATACTGCTGAGCTTGTAAGATCTGGAAGTTTTTCCATATCAAAATTTACACTAACGCCACATCCGCAGCTGGATTGTGCATTAGGATTTCTTATTTCAAAATTGGAACCTACTAAACTGTTAACATAGTCGACTTCGGTTCCTGCCAAAAACATAAGACTCTGTGAACCAATAACAAAGTTTGCATCTGTATCCACATTTATTACAAAATCACCTGCTTGTACATCTTCAGCAGTTTGCACTGTGTCCCACTGGTACTCAAAGCCCGCGCAACCGCCTCCTTTGAGATTTAAACTTATGCCCCAGACATTGTTGCTTTGGCAAAGAGAAAGAATTTGTTCTTTGGCTGCTGTTGTAAGTTGGCAAATATTCATGTTTAGACCTTCCTTGTAAATATTTATCGTATTATTTTGTAATCTTAATGTAAATATACTTATGTTTTTAAAAGAATTCACCGAGCAGAGTCGACACACACGCACTAGCAAACTGGGCAGTAAACACAGTTACACTAGAACACGCACCTATTGTGTATTTCGCTGCGACAACTGTGACAGCGAGTTTACTAGAGAACGCGGAAAAATGGATCCAAAAAGACTAAGCAATAACTATTTTCATGTGTGCAACAATTGTGATGGTAAACGATTTGCACAAAAACGCGGAGTCGAACGCCGAAAAGTTTGGGAACTCTCAGCCAGTAGCCGTTTGCCAATAAGTAAATTATAAATCAATTTTTACAAAATTTTTATTTTGTCGAATTTGTGTATCAACTTCAACTGCTCGCGATTTGGTTTGATTTTTCAACGGTGCAATACTTTTCGCAATTTGAAGATGCTGCATCACTGTTGGATGGTCATCTATCCAATTATTTAACGAAAAGGTTGTAGGCTTAAACACATAATCTCCTTTGAATCTTTCAAACATATTATCATAAAGCATGAAATCTAGTCCTGATGGAAAATAACACATGTGTACCACATTTGCTGCAAGTGTATCCAGTGCATGCTTTGCTCCTATGATATAATTAATTTGTCTGTCAAATTCATATTGTGTATTATATATATTTTTAACAGTTTTCCAAAGAGCCAAATTTGTGGTATTTTGCCAAATACTTCCATCCATACCCAGCCACCCGCGTTGCGCGTGCAGATAATTGTATCTGGTATACGAAGTCCATTGAACTATAACCATGTCGTATTTGTGTAGATTTCCTTTTTGAAAATCCTGCATAAGGTTATAGTGTATGTAATCATTGCCACAACCACTTGACCCGTGGTTGTCAACTGTGTAATCCTGTGCTAATATATCAGCGTAGGTAGGATACTGGTATTTTGTAAAACTGCAACCGTAAGAAACAATACGCACAGAAGATTATTCCTTCTTGGATTTAGCAAAGGCTGCTCTGTCCAATTTTTGATCATTGGTCAATCTTCGAATTTTCTTATCTTGTTCTTGCAATTGTCTTTCTAACCTTGCAAACTTTTCTTCCAGTGCTTTCACATATGCATGAGTTGGAATATGTTTTTCAGAACCTTGTTCGTCAAGCATGGTAAAACTGTTTACGCCAGCACCTTTTAACCCCCCTATAACACGATTGGGATTTTTTTCTGCGGCGGGTTCAGCAGTATTGGTTTTTGCATACATCTTATTCAAATATTTCATGCAATTATTTATAAATAGTAACACAATGGAGTGCATCAAATGAAATATTTACTAGCTATTATATTAATTGCATTTGCTTCTCCATTATATGCCAATCCTGTTTTTGAAAAGTATGTACAATGGATAGTTGACCTACAGGATATCAACGGTGATTACGAAAGCCAACAAGCAAAGGATTGCGTACAGTCTCTGGAGCCCGTGGCTTACAAACTACATGCAAAGTGGATGGATCAAGTCGATCATCCTGCTGAAAAACCCAACGATTTGTTTGTGTTTATGTTGGAAATGTCTTGTAGAGATCATCACGGAGCAGGCGGCGGCTAGGTTTTCAACAGCCGCGCAGTGTATTTTTTGGGTTCAAAGTAGAATTTTTCCTCCAGCGCCAGGTCATCGTGGAAGGCTATAATAACAGTGTGAACAACTGTTACAGGTTTCAAAAACAGCGATTTTCCACTATCCCAACAAAATGCGCAAGGATTAAAACAGATAGATTTTTCACGCACTTTCACTGTGCGTTCTCGAATCATCCAATTGGCAATTTTTTCTACATCAGGATCATACATTTTGTACCCCATTTGTTTTATTTTGTCAAGCGGTAACCAGAGTTGCCAGCAGTGTTTTTTGTGCTTGTTTGCTTTTAACCATCGTGACTTGAGATTGGCATCTCTGTGTTGATAAATTTCGTCGAATGCATTCAAGTACCATCTTGTTTTTTTATTTGACATTTGCCTGTTTCCAGAGCTGCATTGATGCAAGGTTCTTGCATTTTGCCTCTGCCATGATATCGCTGTGTTCCCAAAAACTCAATGCCCAATCATTGGCCACTGCATTGGGATAATAATCACTGTGAGCTCTCAGCTTTTGCTTTTTGTGTCCTGCTGTTAGCAGTGCTTGCATGTCGGGCAATGCAGTGTTGTCAAAATCTTCGGGCAAGTGTTCGTCTCTGCTGTAGGAATAATGAATCACAGGACGTAAACCGCGCCAGCTGTCAATTACACGGCGACACCTGTCGTCGTTGGGCTGTATATATTCACCTGTGCGAACCCAATGGTGATGCAGATCCAGTACAAGTGCAACATCATCAGCAAGTTCAAGCGAAGCATCAAGACCCCACGAGTTTTCATCATTTTCGATTGTGATGGTGTTTCTTGCTTCAGTTGACAACTTCGGCAACACATCGCGTATTCCCTGTGGGCCTCGGCGTCCAGAAATATGCACATTGCATTTGAAATCTTGAAAGTTCTTTCCGTATCCCATCCACCTGATGAGATTTGCATGATACTCAAACTCTTCTATTGATCGCTCAACAATTTCTGGATTATCACTGGCAAGCACACAGAATTGTCCTGGATGCATGGAAAGCCTAACATCTAGTTGTCTGGCTGTTTCGCCCACTGTTGCATAGTGCTTTTCGCAGTACGCCACCACATCCGGACGACTCCAAAAATAACGCCAAGTAGGCTCGGTAGCACAAGGAAGTTGATTGCTACCCAGTCGGACCATACGAAGTTCTGGATCAAGGCTTCCCACATATTCAACTAACCTCCGTGCTGCGGCTGTGTTGTGAACCATGATGTCCCAAAGCCGCTGTTCTGCTACGTCCTGTGTCTGTCTGTTTAGCCATGCAACAGTGGTACTGCGCTCAGTGAGAGGGCGTTGCATCTCTTCTAGCAATTTTTTCTTTTGTGTCTGATCCGGGTGTAGATATTTACACGCAAAACCTATGCGTTTGTTCATACATTTTCCTCTTCGCGATATCAAATAAGATTAGCTTTGTAGTTTTCTATTTTCCAATCGCTTGCTGGCCCAAACTTTTTGTGTGCAAGGTCCAGCACTGCTTGTTGGGTATCACCATACTCGTAGCCGAGGAAAATATCACCTGCGTATATCATATAAGTTCTTGTCATGCTTTAACATACAGCATGTGTTGTTGTTTGTCAAACCCAATGTTTTTTAACCCATTTGTCGTTGCATTCTTCTGGGTTGGGCATGCCATGGAATACGGCAATACTAGTGCCCGGTAGTATTTGGGGAGGCTTGTCGTCTTTGAAATTTCGCTTGCCGTTCACAACAGTAAGATCAGCCCGACTGCGCATTTCCCATTTGTAGCTCTGTATCCATTCGTCAGGCCAATACACATGATCTTTGATGTTTTTTTGCATCCAATCCTGATCGCCTCTGTTTCGAGAAACATGTGATTTGCTGTTTTTGATAAAATCTTTCCATATATTGTGATATTGGCCAGATTCTACACGAAAAACACTGCTGTTCATATAATCAAAATTTTTCCTTGTGTTTCTGTTAAAATCTCGAACAATACAAAACTTGCCCGGTTCATAATCAAACAGCTTGTCTATATTTTTAAAAACCACTATATCTAAGTCAAGAAACAGCAATGTGCCTTTCAATGGCACATCGCTGCTGAGAAAGTATGGTTTGTACCACCAGCCAGTGAGTGGATATTTGGGCAGTGGTTTTATTTTTATATTTTTATCCAAGCCGGAGGAATTTTCAGTGAAGCATACAAATTCATAATCTACAGTGGTGTTTCGTGAGACCATGTTGGCCAAACGGTTTACATATTCAGGACCATACTTGGTACCCCACTTTAAACATACTACATAGTTCATTTAGCCTTCGTGTAATGCTGAATTAGCACCGTGTTCCATAACTTCAACCGAACGCAGCTTGACTCTGGGCTTGTAACCTGCATCACCTAACCAGCCGTCTGCTACTTCATACACATACTCTGCAAACTTTTCACATCCGCCTGCTGGCAATACAACCATATCAATGATGCCTCTTTTGTGTGCTTCTTCAAACCACGACATTTCTGGATCATCTTCTGCAACCACAGTCTTGTGGTCAAATGTGTCTTCCAGTATGCCTTTGAGAGTTTTCAGTGATCCAAAATCCACAACCCAGTTGCGCACATCAAGTTCTTCGCTTTCGAAAACAAACTTGAATGACAAGCTGTAGCCATGGATAAATCTACAGTGCGAGTCGGCACGCCATTGACGGAATGCTGCACTGAGTCCTACATTGTGCCCATAGGTTTTTGTTGAAACGTATTTTGCCATAATTTTATACTCCTAAAAATAGTTAATGGAGTGTGCGGAATATTTATAGAGGGAACGAACACCAAGTCCTCTATTTATATTCTAACAAATATTTTTCATTAGTCAAGATATTTTTAAGATTTAATCTTTACTTTTTAAAGTATTCTTTGATACTGTTTACTTCGTTGATAACTGAATTTACATCAGAAGTGGTTTTTTGAAGAACCTTTATCAAATACTGAAGATTTTTCATAGTCCACCACCACCAAATGATAGCAGTGAAAAAATATAGTCCACACGCAATTATAAAAAGTATGCGAGTATCGGCAATGCCGAACACATATGCACCTATCATCGTCACAGTAGTAACCGCTGGTACAATAACAGACGCACGATACCATGCTAAAATTTTTTTTTGTAGAACAGCATTTTCCATACAAATATTTATATCAGTGTATTCGCAAAATAACTGTATCGTTATTGAATCTGCCATTGAGTTTTGTGTCAGTTGTGCCAATGTCGTCTAGGAATTTTCTCAGCTTTACTTTGCCTGCCTTTTTAAATTCTTTGAGAGTTTCTTCGGGTTTTCTCAATGTCTTTTGAATGCTCTTGGTTTCGTCAAAGCCGACCAACGATGTGCCTTTGACACTGATCGTTTTGGTGTACTCGTCTGCAACATATCTTCCCAGTTTGCGGGTCTTGGTGTTGAAAACCCAAACTTCTGTACAGCCAATTAGATCAATAGGGTTTATTGATGCTATCTGATAGGTTTCGTCGGTTTCCTTGTATTTTAATTTAGCTATCAGCTTTTCCTTGCTTGGAGTCTTTTTGACTCTGGTTTTTCGAGTAGCTTTTGCAGCATCGATTACCATGTCGCAGGCTCCTATTAGATTTTCCATGGCAAGCAACCACTTTTTTGCATCAGCCTTTTTCACATGGGAATAACCTTCACGCAGTTGTTCTGCTTCGTCGGCTTTTTTAGGATCCTTGATTTTTTTAATTTGCGCGGGCGTTGGCATATCAACTACAAGCTGTGCTTCTTTTAGACAACCCTCGTAATACTTTTTGATTTTACGAGCATGTGCCTGTGTCACTTTCATTTTTGCAAAGTGAGATGCAAAGTCAAATCCTTTGGGATCAAAGGATTTTGGGTCAACAATAAAACCTTCCATCCATTCTTCTATTGCATCACAGGCATCTTGTGCTTGCTCAGTGATGCGTTCTTGAATACTGGGCACATAACCCTTTTTGGGTTTTACTTCCGAATGCTTTTTCTCTATAATCAACTCGCCATCTTTGGCCAACTTATCTAACCATTCGGCAAACTTGATTTTGTATTGTTCAGGAATAAGTTCCGGCTTGGTTTCATACAGTTGAGCAACACAGGCCCAATGGCTGAAGGCACCAATTTTCCAATCGGGCAATTTGTATATTGCTGAGATTTTTTGCTTGTCTAGATTATTTTTGATATAATTTTTTACAACAATAAGCCACTCACGATTTTCAACTTCGTAGTGTGTATAATACTTGGCGTTGTTCCAGCTGTCTGTTGGAATAGCTTTTAATCCTGCCACTCTGCGAGCAGCGCGAACAGTTTTCTTTTTGGGTTTGGTTCCTACTTTGGATGCACGAGCCATTTACAATCCTTTTCTTTGTTTACAAGTATATAGTCAAAAATTAATTTGGTCAATTATAATCCATCGCCGTATTTCATTCTATAGTAAGTTTCTTTTTTTGGATCTAGATCAAATTCATACGTTACTATAATTTGATAAGGAACTGTATCATATATTTCACGTATTTTCATACCTGCGCAATTTTTGCATAGATAATTAAGCCAAGGCATTGCGTCGGCACAATCAACCAAATGTGCGTATACATCTGCTTTCGGGTCTAATCTAAACTCAACAGGAATCATGTCAACTTTTTTATTTGTTCTTTTTGTTCACCGTAGTTTAAGTAAAACCAAGTTTCTTGTCCACTTTATTAGAGCATCGACAACTGGCCAAGAACATCATTGCGAGCAGCCCAAATACTGGATCGCTGATCATCTGTAAAGCCACTGCCAACATTGACCCTAATATCTTTCCCGTCATCCTGCCCGGCGCATACCAAAGCCCCAAGACGCCCTGCGTTTCTGCCTGTTCCTTCTTCAACTTCTATAACCTCCAGTGTTGCCTCAATAAATGGCTTTGATTTAAGCCAAGCATGTGTTCGTTTGCACTCATATGGTGCGTCTGGGTCTTTAGTAAGAATACCTTCGTATCCGCCTTTTATAGCCGCCTTATTAAGCTCTACAAAGCGTTGTTTGCCTTCCTCGGTGTCTAAGTCCACAGTTTCCCATTCCAATGCTTGCACATGCTGTAAACTGTCCTGATGTTCTTCCACCCAATTTTTTACAAGTTCTGAACGGAAAATCTGCGGCTTGTCCCAACCGCCGTTGCGAAAACAGCCCAGCGGTAAAGTGTCGAACAGATGTAGCACAGCGTCTTGATTTTGCACATTGTCTTTGCGATGTACCTGTTTCATCAAGTCCTGAAAGTTAGCACTCATAACTTCGCCGTCTAGCACCATTGGATAAGGCACAGGATAATCTTTGACAACGGATTCAATTTCTGCAATAATGTGATCGAAATTGTGAAATTGTTTTCCATTGCGTGAAAACATTTCCACTTTGTTGCCGCGAATGATCGTAATTACACGGACACCGTCTAATTTGATTTCAATCTGCTTGCGGCCCACCATTTTCTTTTCATGTTTGGCACTGTCATGTGCCAGTGCACAAGCAAAAATTGGCACTTCGAATTCTGTTTTTTTGACCTGCTTTGCTACCTTGTTTACAGTTTTTTCACTGACACCGCAGCGCAGGTCTTTGATAAGAATGCGTCGATACCAGTCATTCCATTGTTCGTCAGTGGCAACGCTCATTGCCAACTGAACAGCGTCTCTGGCAGCATGCCCTGACAAATCTCTACCAGCTAAGCGCATTGCCAATTCTACAAATGTTTCCCAAGCAAGACCTTGTCCCGGAGCCTGGCCTTCTCGCAACGGAACTTGTTTAATGCCAAATGTAACCAGAGGATCAAGCGCCATGCGCAATCCTTCAAAGAATTCTGCCAAGTGTTCTCTGGCAGCGTCATACAGTATTGCTTCCTTGGCCAGCCGACTGTTGTGTTCTTCTAAGTTGCGAATAATCGAATCAGGTTGTGTGCGCATTGGGTTACCTCCAATGCAACTGTAACACAACAGCAATTGTTGTCAATAGTAATTTAGGCTTTGACACTTTGCATCCAGCACATCAGCCCAAGCAAGGTGCGCATCATGCATCAAATGCCAACATTTGGTTTTTTTATAACCTTTGTTGAGTGCCCAATCTAAAAAACATGCATCTTCATTTTGTGGATCAATATAGGTGCGCGTGTTGAGACCTTCGACTATCTTTTTGTTGTTTTTAGTAGTTGCCAGTTCTTGACAGGTATTGAACATCAAATATTTCATTTTGAGATTTTCAAATACTTTTTGTAGTGTAAGAGCTTGCACACTCCATTCATCTAAAAATTTTGTATCATTGAATATAAGAGGTGTCAATTTCTGTAACCTTTTTAACAAAGGCTGTTTAAACAATCTAGCATCAGTGCCTGCTGTGAATGGTATATATTTTTGGTCTATAAAATCGCCATCGGTTTCATGTGTATAGGAATTTTTATTGTTGTATCTAAACTCAATTCTATTGATACTGGTCCAGCCAACTAAAAATATATAATCTTCGTTGGCTTGTATATAGTTGTTTAAAAAATGTATGCTTGCTCTGTAAATATATTCATTGCTACCACCGGGCAACCCGACATTGTAAAAACCAAAACCATGCTTTTTGGCCAGTGTAGGACCGAATGCGTTTTCTCTATTCCATGTGGTAGTGCCTGTTTTGCCGTCCAACATAATGCCGTGAGTGTGACTACAACCTATTGCAACAATCTTCATTTTGCAATCCTGTCTATTTCAGTAATGATTTTATCTGCCCAAACACGCTCGCTGTGATTTGCAATTTTGTTCATAGTTTCTTTTTTATCAACTGTGCTGCTGTAATATTGCCTATCTATGTTTTTTATAGTATTTTTATTAAACTGATCAATTTCAATAGGTTGGTGTGAATTGTACATAACAAACGGAATATCAAAAGATTTCAAAAACTCAGTCAGTCCATAAGCTGTGACTGCCCATTTGCCATTTACCAAAATATTATCAAAAATAATGCTGCTGAATTTGTGAAGCTTGTTGTATTTCATGTTGGGTTTTGTTAAATACTGATTCAAAGTAAATGAAAAATAATTTTCATCGTTGAACTGGTATCGATTATTGCTTTTATCTATAGGATCTTCTCGCAGTTCTATCTTGTACGGTGAAGGCCAGCCAATCACAATAAAACAATCAGTGGTGTCAAATTCCACAACATACCTTACAACACTGCGATGCACTTCACTGACAGTGGCATCTGTATTCACAAGGTTCTCCACTTCTGCTGCGTAGTGCTCTGCTAAAGTCTCAATAAATCTGTCCTGCAACGGAGATGCTTCTCCAAAAAATATCAATTTTTTCAAATATATTTTTCCATCCACGGTATATAATCCAGTATATTTATATCTCGAAAATTGTCACTGGCACGAGTATTGTCTATAAACTGGCTCCACATCTCAGGATCTCTTTGTTGAAGTAGAATATTTTTTATACCTTTGATATTTTCCACACTGTGTTGTTCCCATTCTGGCAACTGCATGGCACTGAATTTGTTGTATTGTTGATCAAGCATTTCAGCAAGCACGGTTTTTTCTTGATCAGGTAAGTGACGTATATTCATATTTTGGGGCCAGTCTACAAAATTGAAATGCGGTAGACAATTTTGATATCCGTGATTTCCCCATTCCCAAGTGTAATGCCAACTGCGATAATTTTGTTCACACCAGTTTAACACATTGGGCAAGTCATGAAGATTTAGCACACTGAGTGTAACATGTGTTTGCACAGTAACACCTGTGTGATTTTTACTGAAGTTTTTTAGCTTGTTTACCTGTTTCTGCACAACAGACCACTTGCTGGGAAAACGCACATAGTATGCTAAATCATCCACAGCATCAATGCTGATGCTCAATACCACACCTTTGAAATGTTTCCATATGTCCAACAGCTTGTCTGGTATGGTAGTTGCATTGGTGTTGTAGTGAAGATCTATATTATCAGCCCAGCCACAATCGACTATGTGTTCTAGCCATGCATAATGCTCTTTTACCACCAGTGGCTCTCCGCCAATAAAATTGATTCTTTTTACATTGGGCAACACACCGTCAAAAAACCCTGTTTCAAATGCATGTATAAACCATGGATTTTTGCTGCTCATGTTTCCTACTATGTATGCAGTTTCGTCCCAGTCAGTGTGAGGCACTGTCGGACCTTCCTCTATCCATCTACTACTGGCCCAAGGATTGCAACTGCGACATTTGAGATTACACACATTTCCCAAACTTATATCAAGGTAAGTTATTGCTTTAGGGTCTAGGTGTCCATCCTTGGACAAGTGTTTTAAACTGGTATCAATTTCATCTTCGTAAATTTCATTGAAAGTTTGCCTAAAACTGCGAACACCCTGATCCTCTAATTTGAAACACTCGCTGCACCCTTTGGGCTTTTCACCGTTGATCAAAGATTTTCTAATTTTTTTTATTTCATCATCGTTAACAAAATCTTCTATATTGTCAACTGGTTCAAACCTGTGGCTTTCTTGATCGTACACAGGATATTTTTTTACATCAACAGTGGACATAAATCTTTTGGTATTCTGTCTACTAAAGCAACAGGGTCTAGTTCTTCCGTGTGGATGACTACTAAATCCTTGCATAGCATAATAACAGAAGTTTCCTGGTAATTTATCTGATGTGTTTTGCATATTCTGGTTTTGCCTTTGAGATATTAAAATCTGCTGCACAGTGACAATGTGTTTTTGGACACCATACACCTTCTGCTAGATTGCTATCAAAGTTGCCTTCTACAATGTTTCCTACTATAGGCCCAACACCGCAGCTTGCAGCCTGTATACGTCCGTTGGGGTGTATGTGCAGGCTTTCGTGTATATTACACAACCAACCTTTGAAAAAGTTTTTGCCTTCTGTTATAATAGCGTTTGTGTCTATTGCTTCCACTGTGTCATCATCGTACCAAACTTGTGCCCAGGCATAACTGGGTTGTTTATCAATGGGCACAGTTTGATTTCTCTCAGTGCTGTGTGTTTTGAAGAAATCCATCTTCCACTGTTCATCATAGTAATAAGGATCTGTGCTAGGACGTAGCTCGTCGTATACAGGAGCATATTCTATGTGATAATTGTCACAGTGTTCTTTGATTTTATTAGAGAAGTCGATGCACTGCTGAAATCTGTCATGATGCATCATGATTCTGCTGCAAAGATAATTTTTCTTATCTTGCAAAAACTTGTAGGTTTGCAGGTACTTGTCTTCTTTGGTCCACTCTGCATGATAGCTGGCTACCACATCCTCAAACAAATGATGATAATTTTGCCACCAGCTCAAAGGTTTTGAAAAGTTTGTATTGATACCAACGCAGCTTCCAGGCCACTCAACTAACTCTCTAAATTTTTTAACCACAGGAATCAGACCATTCCAAAAAGTAGGCTCTCCGCCACTGAGAAACAGTTTGAAATACACATAACCTTTGCTTTGATAATGTTTTATTATTTGTTCCAGTGTCTGCACAATAGTATTGATGTCGTGCTCATTTTTGTGACGCCCGGCCCAGTTCCATTCACTGCAATAAGTGCATCTAAAATTGCACCAATCGTTGACCTGCCATACTATGCTTACCCATTTGTCCTTGGCTGGAATAATTGCCTTTATATCTTGCATTCTTGTTCCAATATACTGTTTAATTCAGGAAATGTTTCTCCAAAGGTACGACGACGATACCTGTCGTTTATTTCAACAAACTGTTTCATTTTTTGTAAATTTTCAACGCTGTATTTATTGGTATTAACTGTGTAGTTAACGATTCGCGATACTGGATCACGATGATGCACTGTGTTTATGCTTTGCAACTGTTCCACAGCGCTGTGCCTTACATGCTCGGGCCATACACAGCTATGAATTTGATCAGGATGTTCTAAAAATATAGGCACAAAATCAACACGCCTATTTCCCTGTGCTCGCTGCAACCATGTTATAAGAGGTTCCACATCAAAAATGTTCCATGCCTGATATACAAAATAGATTTTCAGTTGTACACTGTGTGGTAACTGCATAGCATGCGCAAAGTTTTGCTCTACCTTTTCCCATGTAGTAGGATATCGTATGTAACTGTTATGGTCTTTAAAACCGTCGATGCTCATCTGTATTTCGCTGCTGTGAAAAAAATCCAATTTATTGTAAAATTCCTGCGGCCATGTGGTCATGTTGGTAGTCCATGCAACATGACAATCTTTGTTGCCCGATTTTACAAGTTGATCCAGCACATAACGATTTGCATCAATCAGTGTGGGTTCGCCACCGGTTAGATAAAGTCTTTTCAGTGTAGGAGCAACACGATCCACAAAGTGTTTAAACTCGTCAGTTTCAAACCATTGCCAGTCAAACTGTTCAACACTGCGAATTTCGTGATTCCATTGATCTGATAGCCACTGCGGCACAGATTCTTTGCTCATAATTTTTTTGCGCTCTTTGTACAACTGGTCGCTGCTTACGCTCCAACAACTGTTGCACTTGAGGTTACAGTGATTTCCTAGTCTCAATTCAAGATGAGTTGGATCAAAAATTTCTGCATTTTTTATAGGAAACATTTTGTTTGCCCATTGTCTGCTGCTCTCTAAACCTTTGTCCTCGTGATCATAACAGCGCTGGCACTCGCTGACTTTGCGTCCACTGAGCATCTTGTCGCGCACATCTGTCATATAATCGCCGCACCATATTTTGTCAAACTCAGTTTTGCCCAATACTGCATCTTCGCCGTCCACAGTGATGTAATCTTCGCCGTAAACATGACAACACAGTTTACAGCGTCCATCAGTGTTGGTATGCAGGTTTATCCACGGATATACACAGAACGTTTCTTTCATTGTATGTCTGCCAATTCTGGAAATACTGTAGCAAAATCTTCTTTTCTTATTTTGTCCATTTTTTTAGTTTTATACAAAAACACTGATTGTTCCTCTGACCTGTCTGTTTCTAAAAACTGTAGAACATTTTCATAATCGTTGATTACAGAATCAATATTGTCAAACTGTTTGAGATAATTTATGTGCTGCTGATATCTGTGTCTAATTTGATCTTTTTGCCACGGGTGCAAAATTTGTAATCTCATATAAGTAGGATCAAGCAAAATGTTTATTCTAATATTGGCCGGTTCTACCAATCCTTCCTCAATCCACTCCTTGTGAAAATCAGGCAAATTGAACACATTGTATACACTCACAGTAGGAGTAAGTTCAAAATAAACATGAGGACATTGTGCAATCATATCACGACGGTTTTGTACCACTTGACTCCATACCATATTTTTGCGCAAATACTCTCCACGGGCATGGTTTGCATCAAGACTGCCTGCCACTCTCACATGCTCAAACGCATTCCAGTAATCAAACGCTGTCTTTTTCTTGTAATTCATTTGTGTAAAGTTTGTGGTATAGTCCATCTTTACATCATGTTTGTTCATACTGATCCACTTGTCCAGTATGCGATAATGTTCTTCTGTTATAAGTGGTTCGCCGCCTGCCCAGTAAACTCTTTCCACACTTTCCAACAGTGGGTCAAGTTCGTTCATGAACTCTGTCATGTCCTCTTTGACTTTCAGTATCTTTGGATGCCCAGGATCGCCGTGTGTGAGTTTGTGATCTTCAAACCAACTGCTGCTAAACTGTGGGCCACAACTGCGGCATTTGAGATTGCAAAGATTACTGAATCTAATATCCATGTATGCCATGTTGACATCACCGGCGCTGCCGTCGTCGCTGGTGCTTTCCACTTTGTTTTGGTGGTGTTGAAAGTTTTCATTTGCACTCCTGCGCAATGTCCACATGCCATTTTCTTCAAGTTCGTAACAGCGTCTGCACTCCGCAGACTTTTTGCCTTGCAGCATGTTCATTCTAATTTTGCGCAGTTCAGGACCGTTCCATATTTCCTGTAAATTTTGTGTCTGTGTATCGCCAATGGGCAGATCAGGATCTGCCATACAACACGGATAGGTAGTTCCTGCCGGCCAAGTATGCATGTGCACCCAAGGCATCATACAAAATGTTTTATCGTCACTGTACTTGCTAGACATATAAATCCTTTAATTCTGGAAACACTCGTAAAAAGTTTTCACCTCTTATCATATCCAGTTTTTGCATCTCTTCTCTAAACTGTGGTATAAGATGTGTATCGTCTCGACTGTGCATGTAATTGATTACATTGTCAATTCCGCTGTATAGAAACTGCTTGCGTTGTGGATACATGGATCTTTTATCTAAACTGTTCTTAAATTCAACAAGTCTGTTCTCAGCCAATTGTTTTAGATGTTCTGGTAATATAGTGCAGCTTAACCATTCAGGACCTACCAAAAGATTGTTCATGTTGATATCATAATCAGTTGCTAAATCATTGTCAAACAAATAATTTAATATTTCTCCTAGATCGCACACATTTAAAACACTGATAGTAGGGTTTGGTTGAATGACAACGCCTTTGTTATAGCCTTGTTCAAAGTTGTCACGAATCCAACAGAGATTGTTGTACACAGTATTCCAACTCTGACCATTTCTAGTATACTCTGCTTTGTCACCTATTTGATCACAGCTTACACAGAACACAATATTGTCAAAGTGTTTCCAATAATCCTTGATGTGTTTGCCTTTGAGACTCAGTCTTGTGGCATTACTGTTGTAAGTGAGTCTAGGTTTTAATTCTCGTTCAATTAACATATCCAAAAGTCTGTAGTGCTGAGCCATAAACAAGCTTTCGCCGCCGGTGAAGTATATTTCTTCAATGTTAGGCAGTGCTTCTTTGATCTCGCTCCACATCTCTGGATGATCGATTTCCACAACCTCGGGCTTTCCGTTTATATCTTCTGCCCATTTGCTGCTGAAATGAGGACCACAACTGCGACATTTCATATTACAGAGATTGCTAAAACGAATATCAAAATATGCTAGATTAACTTTGTCTACTGTGCCGTCTTCATGTGTGGATTCAACAGTGTCCATGTGATGTGCATACTCAGTGTTCATCTTGTGTCGATAACTGATAATACCCTGGCGGTCATAGTTTATGCATTTTGCACAGCCTTCACTGGGAATATTTTCGAGCATGCGCATTCTTAGCTGTCGCATTTTTTCGCTGTTCCATGCACCCTTGATGCCATTGCGATTGACGTTGTCAACTGGCATATCCCAGTGTTAAATCTGTGAGATCTTTTGATTTTAGATTGTTCAACATGTTTTCGGCTTGTCTAAACTTGCCAACTGCTTTGCTGTCAAATAAATCCTCAAATGTGTAATATCCTAGATTATTCAGTAGTTCGTGATGGTGCGGGTTACCAATGATAAAAAAAGGATGACAATGCACAATTGCCTTGAAGGTTTTTTCCGTTAAAAATACTCCTCGAAAATCACTTTCAGTTATTATACTAACTACACTGTCTTGGTAATAATTTTTTATACTTTTTTTGTAATTGATGATGTTTACGTCATCTAATTTATCTAGGTTTCTCACAAGCATTTTGCGTTTGAGATAGTAGAAATAGTCTTTGTGCAATGCAGCAGGAATATGCTTTAAAACAATATGCTCGTTTGCTATTCTATTGTAATTGTTTTTGTCTTCTTCAATTTTTGGAAGATGATAACTTACATGACCCTCCTTGACAGCGCCTGTTTTCAACAGTGCATAATAAAACCAAATTCTATGTGGTTTTAGATTTCTATTTAAACAGAGAAATTTTTTCTTGGCGTGATCAATGGTGTTGAGTCTTTCTCTTATATCCATTTCCGTGCTTGTGCTCATAAACTTTTGATGGTGTCTTGTATAGCTTTCCCAAAAGTCAACATGTAAAAAACGAATTCCACCGTGTAGTTTGTTGTGCATGTGGATGTTACTTACCATACACACAGTTTTATCTGTTTTAATCCTTTTTTTCTGCAAAGTATTATGCAATTCTTGAGGTGTAACCACATGCTCAAAAACACTGACCAATAACAAAAATGTGTTAGGATCGTTGTTGACTTCTTTTACTACCTGTTTATCAATGGGCACATCAGTGTCATTGGGCATGTGTATGAAATACACAACGAACTTTTTAGCATCTTTAGGAAGTAAATTTCTTTTTTCAAACAACAAAAAATTTCTGTAACTGAAATCGTCAAAGTGTGCAAAAACATTTTCCAATGGCACATCACTGGGTTTGATTTGATTGGTTACTACAATATTGTTGTGAGGAGCAGGATATACTTCTGGTAAAAGAAAAAACACATTCATAATTTATTTATTATAGTGCATCCAGCAATTTTTTGCAAGAATTTTTTTCTTTGTATGGTTCTAAATACTGTCTTACTGTATTGAAAAAATCGCTGTGTACTCCGTTAACATCAATCAGTGTATCTGCTGGCACACCTGCTGCTTCTTGAAACCTTTTTGTATCATTGTCCAGCACTGCTTGTCTCAGTGCAGTTGCACTGCTGAGTCTTGGAGTAGTCTTTGTTTTGATTTTCTCAAACCTGTAAAAACCATGGGGTCCTTTTACTCCGTTGTACCGTTGCACAGTTTTTGACACCCATGCTTCATCAGTAAACAGAACCAAACCAGCTTTCGGATGCTTGGTATACAGTTCACTAGCCAGTGTCAACCAACTTTGACTGGCAACAATGTGCTTGGTTATTTCTGGATACACAGCTTCCATACATTTGACTTTTACACAAAACGGCAAGGGATCTTTTGGACCCTGTGTGCTGCGATTTGTGCCCACATACCAGTGTGTTTCTTTGCTGGCCTGAGACCATGCAGCACTGTGCCCTTTGTGCGGTGGATTGAATCTTCCAAAAATCAAGCCCACTGTTTCAGTGGCAAGTGTTGAGCATTGATTCTGTGTCATGCAGGTGTCCACTCTTTCCTTGGTACCAGTTTTATGTTGCCAAATTGTTTGTCAGGGTCACTGTATCTCACATGACCTTCGCCGTTGGTATCCCATATGTCTCCATGCTTGCCTTTGATTTGATCTATTACACTGTCCTTTATGTTTTGAATCATTTTAACCAATTTAAATATTGCATTCACTGCTCCTAGAAACTGCTGATTCAAATCTGCAATCTTTTTTTGCTTGTTTTTGCTGACTTTGCTGTTTGTTAACCAGTGAAAAAAATGTTTTTCACTGATGCTGTCCAACTGTTTGGATTTGGCACTGTGATTCACATAGGTATAGATGATGTTTTTGAGATCGCTTAATCCCACAGTGCCTTCCAAAAAACTGTCGATTTGATGTGCATGTTGTTTCATATAGTTTTCCACAAAAACAATTTCATCTGTGTTTATTTTCACAGGCTGTGTATTGTACACTGGGCCTTGCACTATCAAGTCAGGATTTCTGTTAAACATGCTGAAATCGTCTATGGGTTTTTGTTTGCTGTCTGCTGCTCCAAATTCTGCAAAAAAAGCATGACCTACTACCATTGTTTTTGCATTGCCGATTCTCCTGCCCAACTCGGTGTGTTGATTCACATGATAGCAGGTTTTACTTCTTGGGTTAGGGGAGAAAGTGTAAACTCCGTCCTGTGCTATCTGCGGTGATAAAAACAATCCGTCTGCGTACACATAGCCTTGAAAATTCTCAGGCGTTGCTTTGTCGAAGTGATCGTACAAACTTGCAAACTGTTCTGCAAACTGTTCACGCTGACACCATTCTCTGTGGTCTTTAGGGTTGCCACTTTTGTTTGCTATGAAATCTTTGACTTGCTCTGGTGTAGTGGCAATAACCCTGCGGCTCCATTGATTGTGCCCTGCCAGCACCAAAGGTCCGCCTGCTGTTTGTCTACCCCAGTATATCTGTGGATTGCCGTCCCATTTCATGCGTATACTGCTGCTGCCTTGCACAGTGGCAAAGTCTCTTAGATGTTGCAGTGCCTCCGCGGTGCCTTTGCTGCCATAGAAGAATACAAGATCTTCCAAGTGGTTGAATGCGCGGCCAAGCTGTTTGTTCTCAGCTTGTTTTATGTTCTTTCCAATTTGCATCTTGCCTCAGTGTGTTTAACATTTCTTGTGCTTGCTGACTGGACATGGCAGATTGTATGTTTTCAAAGTTTGCTATGTCTTTTGCAGTTGCGTTTACGCCTAACAGAATATAGGCAATTCTGTCAATGTCGCGTGTTATCAAATCACTGCGTTTACCGTTTTGATCTCTGCGATACAGTCCACTGAAAGCGCTCCACAACAGATTCTGTTGTTTGGCAAGGTACATAAGTGCAAGATGCTTGTTTATGCCCTTGTAAGGAGACCCTTTGGGGATATTGTGTATGTGAAACTTGCTTACATTAGCAGCATCCTCTACTACCATTATGTCTGCCTGATGATAGCGTCTATTTAATGGAAGATTAACGTGAACACTCACACCACTTTGATCAGTGTCGTATCCTGCTTGTTCGAACGCAGATTTCATTTTTTTTCTTATGGTGCGAGTATTTCGTGTGTTAAATTGCCTACCCAAAATATTTTGTTCAACAATCACATCTAGATCGCCACTGGTTTGTCCTGACACAGGATTAGCAGTGCTGCCTATTGGAATAGCGTTTACATGCAATTTGTGAAGAACTTGATCCAACTGTTGAGTTAGATCTGCCGTGAACGCTTGATCAAACGGCACACAGTTATCAAATACATTTCCGCCCATTTATATCCAACCCTCCCCTTATTTTGCCAATGTGCCTAAAAATTCCAGTCTCTTGTATACTTTAAACTCGTTTTCTGCTTTGTCAACTGTTTTCAATGCAGAGTCCAAAGATTTTTGTCTTCTAGATTTTCTGTATTCTGCTATATGTTTGTGGTATTCATATTCATAATCAGCAAATTTTTTTTTCAATTTTGCAGTAGTACCTGGCGAAGTAGCGCGATGATTCTGATGCCACTCTGCTACGGTTTTGCGAAAATAATCAAAGCGGTGTTGATACGAATGTTCCATAACTCTATGATAATTTAGACACGGTGTTTTGTCAAGTCCAAAGCTGGTTTGCTTCACTTTGAACTTGTTATGGTGGGTCCTCTCGGACTCGAACCGAGATAGGCTTTCTTATGAGGAAAGTGCATTGACCAATTATACTAAAGACCCTAAATGATATCTAATACTACTCCTGCCTCTTGGCACATTGTTTTTGCTGCATCAAAGCTGTCTTGGAATCTTGCTGCAAACTCTGTATTGGGTTCCTGTGTAACAATTCTCTCAATACCACTTTGTATCAGCAGTCCTGTGCAATTGCTGCAAGGATGATGAGTCACATATGCAGTGAATCCGTTCAATGGTTCTTTTGCACTTGCAACAGCATTTGCTTCTGCATGTTGTATTAGTAAATATTTTATGCTTCTGTTGTCGTATCTGCCCTGATGATCAGCTACGCCTCTAGGAAATCCGTTGTAACCGACAGACACCACAATCTTATTGTGGTCCACAATCACACAGCCAACTTGTGTGCTTGGATCTTTTGACCATTGTGAAATACATTTTGCCATTTCTAAAAAACGATTATCCCACTTGCTACTCATCATATACCCCTGTATTGGTTTTTAATAACTTATGTATTTAAAATTTATTTTAGAAAACACTTGGGTCTACATTATCAGGATCGATTGTATACTTTCCTGGCTCGTACTTGCCAAACCAATTATAGAAAGGATCAATGATCACCAGTTGGTTTCCACGCTTCATTACATTTTCACTGTGTAAGTCCAACAATTTTTTATTGTTGGCAAAAAAATTCAGTATTTCCTGAATATTTGGGTCTTGTGCTTGATGAGAGTTATCTCTCATCCATTGTTGGTATTCGTCAGCAAATTCGCCACTCATAAAAGTTGGAGATAATTTTTCTAATCTTATTGCATAAACCAACGGAGTAATTTTAACCACTTTGCCTTTGATTTTTGGCACATAAGGATTATTTTTGTTTGCCAAAGAAAATTTAATCCAGCGTAGGTATGCACTGTCTTTTTGAAAAACCTTTATAACGTAAGGGTATCTTTCGTTTCCGTAGACCGAAGCGTATTTTCCTGATCCTAACGCACGAAACCCATACTTCGACATATATTCATCTAGGTTGATTCTCCAACTGTTATCTCGTGTATCAACAGACTTTAAATCAGCAGCATCTTTTCTAAACTGATCAACTTCCCCGGGTTTTCTAAGTTCTCTTAGAATTTTTCTTTTTAACTCTTCTTCAAGGCTTTTCATAACGTGCTCCGATATTTATTTATATTTATTTTATCGGAGCACGTCTCACAAATTATTGTCTGTGCTGATAACGATACATTGCAGTCCAAACATCAATATATGCATCGTGACGATCATTATCGTCAACCGAATTTTTAAAGTTGTCATACTCAATATCTTGAACATTTTTTGCAATAGTTTCAGCAACTACAGTTTTTGGTAAAAATGTTCTGAACCGATAATCAGAATCATGTGTTTCCGATACTTCGGTATTGTCACCAAAAAGTGATTCGAGATCGCCTTTGATACGTGCTCTCACACACAACTGTTCAGGGTTGTGTCTATCTTGTACAGCGGACACAAAACTGTTATTCGTCATAATCCACATGTTCATTCTCTCTTTGTTGTGGTTTCAAATAGCAGCTAGAAAGCTCTAGCTTTGACTACTATAACAAAGATACGTCAACATGTCAAGTCAAACATACAACAACCAATAATCAGTTTTGCGATGACTTCGTGTTCCTGACTTTTTAAAGTTAACTATGTTACAGCCTGTACTGGTTCTCGATATCCATCGTAGGAATGGATTGTCAGAATTTTTATAATCGTCTTGACTCCAACGCCAGCCGTGACTGCTATAATCAGCGTCCTGCCAGTCCAACAGTTCCATTGCTCGTTTAACAGACTGCCATTGTGTTACGTGTTTGCCCCAAAGTTCTCCGGCTGCTTGCAAGTGTTCTGGTGCCAAATCACAATCCAGCATAACTATATGTTTGATTTTAGGCGGTGTATCGATCACATAAAATTTCTGTTCAACTGTGTCAAACCTGCCGTCCTCTAAAAATTTCAGTGCTATTTCATGTGCACGAATTTCCAATGGACGTCGGTAATATGTGTTAGACTGCGCTTCACTGACTTTGAGAAGTGCGTCTGTGCCCAACAGTGCAGCACCAAAAAGTCGGTCATATCGTCGCTGTGCAGCGCGACAGTTTTTCTTTTGATTTTTTTGTTCTTTTTTGAGGTAGTTCAGTTGTGAACGAATTTTGTCAATCTATGACATGTTTTTCTTCCTTTCAAGTTCTGCTTCTAACAATTTGTGCTGTAATTTCACAGCTTTATTTTCTTTGCCCCGGGTCCAAGCCTTTAGCAGCTTCATTCTCAGCTTGAGTATGCTGTTTTTGAATGTTTTAACCATGAGATACTCCTGTGTAACTGCCCGATATTTACTGTTTCAAAACACACACCAGCGTCGGGCCCGGCATCATGTGTGTTGTATTGGCGCGCTCTGTCGGTAACGATCCGACCTACTACGGGCTAGAATCCGCTGACAATCCATCTTGTCCAAGAGCGCATTATCTTTTAGTAAAAGCACCTTCCGGGCTCGATATTGCTGCAATCAACTCTTCCCACATTCTTGGACTTACAGCAATAGTGTTAAATCTATCCAGTTCCTCATTCCATTGTCTAACATACACTATATCATCAAATGCGTCAACTTTTAAATCTTCGTAGTGCCCACTGTCGTCTACTACGGTTATTTCTACGTCGTCGTGGTCAAATTCTACTGTAAACATTGCTGTATCCTTGTATTGGCAGCCCGTTAGCCTACACATGGTTGGAATATGTGTGTATGACCCCTAAACAACTTTGAGATTCACAGTCATGGATTTCGTTGTTTAGGACTTGGTGTTTTTAAACAGAAGACCGCCACGGGCCAACAGCGGCACTCTTCTGTAAATTGGAGCAGGTGAAGAATTTCGAAATCTCGACCTTCTGATTGGCTCAACACGCAGCCCCCGCCATCTCGCTTGTGTTGCCTCCTCTCCATGTTCCGCTCAAATCGTTGTAAACGAGCTAATCGAAACTGAGGTCTTCCTTGTTGGTCTGTGTAGCTGGACTACACAAGATTGGTCAGGGTAGGTGGATTTGAACCACCGCCTTCGCCTTCCAAGGGCGACAGATTAACCAGACTTTCCTATACCCTGTTTTTTCCATTTTTTGATATATTCATCAATAATAGGTTGTACTTCATTAACATACTTACTATGCACATACTGATGATGTGTAGGACACATTGGAATTAAATTCTCGATATCATTGTTATTGTGATTATGATCATTGTGATGAACTGCTACAATCTTGTCTTCGCCACAAACAATGCATTCTTTTTTATGATATCTAAAACACAACGACTGATATCCTAGTGTATCGTCTTTATTCTTAATGTGTGCCCAATGTTTATTTGCACAACTATAAGAGCACGTTCCTTTTGAACGTTTAAAGTCTTTAATAGGATTATTACATACAACACAAAGTTTCAAGTTTAAAAGATTTAGATAGCAATTCTTTTCGTGTTGTTTAATACCCGAGATATATACTGGTTTATTACAAAAATTACATTCAACAATATTCTGCTGAATTGTTTTTGCTTTTTTAAACTTGTCTGAATTATAGTTCCAGTGTGCTCTAAACGCTTTTAAACTTTTATATGTTTTTCCGTTTTTCGGACTAGTAAACGTACCATCGCCGTTGTTATATTTTTCTAAATTGTCCATACTATTATTTATGCTCTAGGCATAATTATTTAAAAATAGTCCAAGTGCAGCACTCTACCAGACTGAGCTATACACAGATATTATTGGCTGGGAAGGTAGGACTCGAACCTACAGCCTACTGGACCAAAACCAGTTGCGCTACCAATTGCGCCACTTCCCAATATTATTATGGTGCGTCTGGAGAGACTCGAACTCTCACTCACAAAGGAACTAGAACCTAAATCTAGCGTGTCTACCAATTCCACCACAGACGCGTAAAA